GGTTTGCTTTACCATTCAACTTATTTATGTACTCCTTTAGTTGTTTTTTAGAAGAGCAAGCACTACGCTTCAAACCCATTTCACGGGGCATATTCAAGAGGTTGTCCATTGGTTCCCGCATCCTTCACATTTGTGTACTTCGATTGATTTGGGAGAGTCGCCTTCTTGTCCGGTGACCCGCCACATTATTTCTGTCTTAATTCTTCCACTCTCACACTTTTTACAGTTCATCGTTGTCCACTCCAATAAGTTCTTCGTTGCACGACAAGTGGAAGTCACACCATTGGGTGCAGAAGTATTCGTTCCACTTGATAGGCCACTCTTGGGTCATAATGCCGTGTACGGAGTTATTTAACTTCTTCTCCATAGCAGTGATACTGCGCTTGTTGACTTTTTCGTACACAGCGATACCCTGTGAAAGACCATAAAACAATTCAGTGTTTCTTTTCCCTTCCAACTTAAGCATGAACTCGGCATCGTCTGCGTCGGGGAAGATGGTCAAGAAGTGGGTCGGCTCGTCGTAGCCTGCCAACATCAACAACTTCCGGTAGTAGCACAGTTCCCCACGGGTGCGGGACAACTTGCTTTGGTTGGCGTTGCCGGTCTTCAATTCGACAACTACAAGGTGGCCGTCGGGGTGGCGGAAAACGCCGTCAATCATACCGACAAGTTCCACAGGGTAGGAAACAGTATCGACGCCATCCTCGGCCTCGTTAGGCACCAAGACTTCGATTGTGTGGGGAATGGTGTGCTTGTCTTCAAGTTCAACGATTTCAAAGTGGCCCCAAGCATCAGCGACCTCGCCAAGAATCTCAATAAGAGCGTCAACACCGACTTCGGTTTCAACGCCTTGAGCGACAGCGTGTTTGTTGAACACATTGTACATTTGTGTATTGGTGCCAATAGACTTTTCCTTGTCCAAAGATACTTCTCGTAGCCCATCCTCCATAACTTGGTGAATAGCAGTACCACGAATAGCGGCGTCGCTGGACTTGAACTCCAAGTCCGGCAAAGCAATCTTGTTCCACCAATACTGTCGAGGACACATAGCATACTGTGTGTACGAAGACTTGCTAACGCGCAAGCACAATTCGTCAGTGACCTTAGTAGGGTCGTATGTTGAGTTCTTCTCTCCCATGTATATACATACACGGGCAGGCATATAAAGGTTGTTATGGGCGACTAAAGTCACTCTTCCTTCTTAGGAGAAGACTTTTTGGCAGGTGCCTTCTTAGGGGCAGGTGCCTTCTCTCCCCAAACGGTTGCCTTGTCGCCGAATAGAGCGAGAACGCTTTCCTTTGAGAACTTTTGAAGTGGGAGAAGACGGCTGTTTGGAAGTCCGAGAGAATCCGCTTCACGGTTTCGTGTCGAATCGGCAAGCCAATACACATTTTCAACACCGTGTTCTTCAACGGCTTTTGTCAAATCGCTTAATTTATCACTGCACACAATGTATTGCATAATTACTTTCACCCCTAAAGTGTTGTTTAACTTATTCGTCGTCATCAATCATCTCGCCCGAAAACGCTTCTTGTGGGAGAGGGTCAATCCTGTGACCACATTCGACACAGTGCGGGTCGATTTCGATTCCGTCAAGTATAGGTCGCATATTTACAACATCACAGTTAGGACACTTCTTTTCATCTGCCATCCCAAGTGCTTTCAAGAGAGAGAACATGACAACATTGAGTCGCTGAATATCGTTTCCGACAGCGGTGGACAACATGTGTACTCGTGCGTTCAATTCAACCAACGCTTGCGTCAATTGGTTTTGGCTCATTTTTTTGATTCCGCGAACGCCGTTTGCCATCCTCTATCAACCCTTCCCAAGTATCGCCTTCTTATAAACCTGTCTAAACGCCGCTTAGAACCACTGTACCTTCGATTTACCATTCATGGCTCGGTGCAACGGTGATATGTCCCAATTAGCCACTTGGTAATAAGGTAAGACCTTTTTGATAATGAAGCGTTCGACCATGACCTGCCGACCAATCTTGCTTATACCTTCGATTTCGGATGGACTGTCGAAGGCGATGTAATTGCCTTCTTCGTCAATGCTACAAAGGAAATAGTCACCTCCACGGTAGCCCTTGCCAAGTGTGCGGTTGGCCCACTGTGCGCCTGCGGCTGGTCCGGCAACGCTCGTATATTTTGCTAAGTCCTTAGTCAATTTACCTTTCATACACAAGTCTTCATCGGGAACTTTACCCTCCATAATATTCTCAATCAGTTCTCCTAATTCAGCGTTCACATCATCGGAACAATAGTGTCTTAGCACCGAATCAATGACGAGTCCCATCGCATTTTTCATCACGCTTGGCATCCTCGCTTGCTTCATTTCTATTCCCTTAACATAACGCTTGGGTTCGTGGTATTCCCCATCGGCCCAAGTCACCAAACCGGCGTACCGATTCTTCTCCATCAGTAGGAATGACTGCGACCACTTCTCAAATTGCACGATGATTGGGTGCATACGCTTGTTCATTTCAATGACCGATTCAATCCCCACTTCGGGCGACTCCACTTCGCACATCACCGAATCGGTGTGACCGTACACAACACGGTGACCCATGTCCTCGGCAACATCTCGCAACTTCATCAAAGTGGCACGAGAGGTGTATGTGATTGCTGATGCTATTTCGGGGTGATACAGCCCGTATTTGGCATCGCCTGCCACCCCGTACATGGAAGCCACCAATGACTTTGTAGCGTACTGTAAGGCGTCGTATCGCACCCTTTCTGCTTCGGTTGTAGCCTGCTTCATCAAACCCTTGTAGTGGTCACGCAAGACAGTCATTTTATCCATTTGTCGGACAAGCAAACCCTTCTTGTCTGCCCCGTGAATGAAACGAGTCCCATTCCCACAGTCCCGAACATCAATGGCGAATTGACCATCTTTGTATAATGTGTCCCACGAAATGTTGTGCAAGGCGACATTACTGTGGTACATCGCTTTTATGTCAAAAATACCAATGTCGTCATACACACCCTTCTCGCCATCCATCACAATCGCGCCTTCATACGCCTGCGCTTCAAACCGTGGCTCACTCGGCAGTTGTTTTTTGAACTGTGGGTCGCTTAAAGCGAGGCAAGAAAACACCTGCGTGATGTGTGGTGTCGAGCGAATCTCGCACTGTGCGATGTGCTGTACAGCGATGAAGTATTCCAATGCGTTGACCAACTTGTCCAACTTTGGAAGGAGTTCAACATCTATGCGGTTGTAGTGGAGATACAGAACGGGGTCGGTGTAGTAGGTGTCGTGACCGTCCTTGAGTTCGACTTTCTTTTCCCCTAATGCTTCCCAAGCAACATCATCCAACTTGTAGTACGGCAACTTGCCATACTTCAACTCGTACAACTTGGGGAATGCGAGGCGCAAGTCGATAATGTTCCGACCGACGATTGGTTGCGACCAATCCTTGTACTCGTAGCGCAACTTGTTCATCGGCGACATAGCGGTGGCACGAACACCAACCTTTTGACAGCGTGTGATGATTTGCTTTATGTCCGCACCTGTGACATACCAACCGGTGATAATGTCGGGGTCATGCTTTCGCATGAAAGATACGAAATGCGACAAGAGTTCAGCCTCGGTGTCAAAGACGATAACGGGGGTTTCGTAGGTGTAGCGGTTTTGGTTAGCATCAATCATTTGCTTGTATTTTCCCTTTTCGATGTTAGGCATGACAGCCCACGAGTATAGTCTTTCGGTAAAAGAATCATAGACCGAGAGCATTGTGATTTCGCCACTGTTGATTTTCCACTCACCGTCAAGGTACCAAACCCTGTGGTTGTATGATTCAAACGGCTTCTCACCGGACTTGACTCGTGCCGTCAATGCTTGGTTTGTGAAGGGAATGTTGCCTTCCCATGTGTGACCGGTCTTGTTGAGTTCACGAATGCTCCAAGTGTCGTAGCCTTCAACTTTGACGACACGCGTACCAAAGACTCCTGTGAAACCACCGGTCTTCTTGTAGCCATGAATGTATTGTGCATCCTCTTCGCTAACATAGCAATAAGGATTATACTTCTTGATTACCGTTTCCTGTCGCTTGTCGTTTTTGTCACGATAGCGAACGACCACATCGTTCTTACCTTTCTGTTCAACAATCATCTGTCTGCCTCAATATACCCTTGTATTGTAGGCATATAAAGGTTATTGACGGCGACCACGGGGTCTTGAAGGGATGCCTAATTTGACAAGCCACTGATGAATACTCATCGGAGTAATGTTGAACATAGATGCTATTTCCTTGAGAGTCTTGCCTTCATTGATATACTCGTTGTACAGCCAATCGTGATTCCGATACAATTTTTCCTTTGGTATTTCGGTAATTTTAACCGAAGCAGCAATTGTTCGACCGCCATAATCGAATTGAAATTCTGTTTCGCAATTCGGATTGGCATTTTCATCGGCATCCATCATTCTAATGGTATTGAGAATTAGATTTTGTTTGAGAGCGTCGGTTAGGGGGTATTCCGCCATGATACTAAATTAGGGCCGAGGGATATAAAGGTAGTGTGGCGGCATATAAACGCAAATCAATCGTCACGAACTACCCGTTGCGTTCCGCAATACTTTCTTTTTGCCTCGCCGGTACTAATCCGATGATTGGTGGAAGCGGACATGACTACCCTGCCACACCCATTACATTTACGCAAACACTTTCTTGCCATTAGAACCACTCCCTGTTCGCTTTGTCAAGCCCAATCTCTTCCCGATACGCCAAGATTCGCTTGTGTGCTATCTCGCTGTATTTCTCACTGTACTCAAGAAGCAACGCTTTGCGACCATGCTTGATGGATGCGATGGCGGTTGTGCCAGCACCCCCGAAAGGGTCCAGCACAGTACCGTTAGGAGGGCAACCAGCGAGGATGCAAGGCTCAATCAGTTCGACGGGAAACACTGCGAAATGCGCTTCGGGGAATGGCTTGGGACCGACCCACCAAACACTACGCTTGTTTCTTTTAGCGTAATTCTTTACACGAGCGTCTGCGATTCCTTTCGCCTTGCTTGTGCGGTTGGGGTCGCCTGCGGCCCATTCTTCATTCTCGGCGTACTTGTTGGCTGACTTGTTCTTATCCGGCTTACCAACAGTGTCTTCCTTGATTGCCTCGTTGTCGTAGTAGTAATCTTTACTTTTCGATAAAAGAAACACATACTCATGGTTTTTCGTACAGCGGTCACGAACAGATTCCGGCATACAATTTGGTTTAGCCCAAATAATGTCCTGTCGCAAGTACCAACCATCGGCACGAAGGGCAAATGCGAGCATCCACGGGATGCCAACTAAATCCTTCTGCTTGAGGTCGCCGGATGCTTGGTTGCGTTGGGTAGTAGGGAGTCCACGCTCGCCACCTGCGGAGTCCGCAACGCCACTCTTGCGAGAGCCAGCACAATACGAATCACCGATGTTGAGCCACAGCGTACCTTCGGGTTTGAGTACACGCTTGACTTCGCGGAACACTTCTACCATGTTCTTGACATACTGTTCCGGTGTAGGTTCAAGTCCCAATTGACCGAACCATGCGTCACAGTGTTTGCAGAACGCCTGCTCTTGGGGTTCCCAATACGCAGATTTGAGTTGTAGTGAATTATTATTATTGCGGGTATTTTCGCTGGGTCGAGTATATCCTTCCCATTCGTGGGAAGTATCACCTTCTCCACGCTCAATACATTCTTGTGGACCCCAAACAATGCCCCTACCACCGTAGTCACGAAGACCCCAATACGGCGGGGAAGTCACGCACATATCGACGGACTCATCATCCATGTACGCCATCAGTTCGACGCAGTTGCCGGTGCGTATTTCAAATACCACTGTTTTCCCACCAATAAAGATAAGGTTTGTCGTAAGAGCGTTGAATCAATTTCATACGAGATAACATTCCGAGAATACTACCTACCACTTGGTTCGACCACTGTTGGTTGCGAGGGATATATCGTTGTCCCAAATCCCTAACTTCACGAGCAGTCAATGGTCTGCCGTGGCTTTGATATTTCAACACGGCAAGTACAGCAATCTTAAGGTAAATCTTCCTACCCTTGAGTCTGCCACCTGTGTACTCGTATAACTCATTGACCTGTTCTAATGTCAATTCCTTAAGACTGCCATTAAGAGTGTTGATAACAGTTCGTTCAGTCATATTATCACCGTTAAAATACGACGGAGGCGGGGCGGGTACGGAAGAGAAACACAACACTCCCTCATGCTTTGGAGGTACACTTTTACCCTTTTTCGAGGCGCAAACCCCACCATGTCGTAATCAATAAGTAAGAACTCCCGCTTGGAAAGCAAAGAACTCGCTGGAACCCATAACATTAGGCCAATGAATGTAAAGACGCATACCTTGTCCGAAGTCACGGAAGTCGTAAATGTAAATGTCACAAGAGCCGGTCATAGGCTTGAACACTTCGTCAAGCCCACCGTCGAACTGCCACTTCCATGTTTCCTTTGCCTTTGTTTTAAGTGCAACATCTGTCACGGTCTGTCCGAGGTGAAAGTCACCTACTTCGACTTGTAGGTGGTGCGAGTCATACTCCACACCCAAAGTGTATCTGTTGAGTCGCTGTCCATTCATGGTGTCGCAACGCAAAGCCTCGTACATATCCGTTGAATCCACGGTGTACTTTGCGAGAGGTTTAATCTTGTCACCGTTGCCGGTGATGTAGTACACACCGTCTGTGTGCCAAACACGGTTCACGAGTTCAATACCTTTCTTGTGGAACTCGCTGATAGTGTCGGGACTGTGAGAGAACGCCTTAGCATCTCCCGATGCGTCGAGCGTGGTTTGTTTTCCCCTACTTTTAATTCGTAGGCGATTGTTTTCTTTATCGAAAACGAGTGTCAATAGTTGACCGTGGTACTTGATGATTCCCAGCATATTGTCGATGCTTTGGATTGGGATATTGCATACATCTTCACCATTGACTGTGCAGGCCATTGTGACCTGTGTCAGCCCCGACAAGTCCCTTGTTAGACTGCTGGCGATGGCTTGTCCCGACTCGCCATTAAGACAAGTCAAGAGTAGTGACTCAACCTGTGCCTGTTGCTTTCCGTTGACAGTCTGCTTGCGCTTCATAATGGTGAGCAAGCGGGTCAAGTCGGCGTTGGTGATTTCAACGGAGGAACTCATCGCTTGACCCCCAAGATGTAGTGTGTGAACTTCATGGCCGGTGCTTCATGCTCGTCTTGAAGTTCTTTGACTGCGGCGACAATGTTGCTCACTTCGGGAAGTTCATCGAGCGTGAACTCCAAATCAGCAAGGCGGGTTTCGATGGCCTCAATGCGCCGTTGAACGGATTTGAAACATTGGAGGGCTTGGTTTAGTATCTCATTTAATTCTGCTTCCATTTCACTCACTCCATGTTAGCATTGGCAGTCCAAACCATTTTACTTTACCCTTGATAATTTCGAGGATGGTGTGGGTCTGCCCGATGTGTTCCATGTGCTTACCTTTGATTTCCTCAAAGGTAGCCTTGACAATCCAATCGTCGTCGTTCTTGAGTGTGGGGTCGGCCTTAACACCAGCGGCGGTATCGGCCCGCTTCATGTAGCGGGACAAGAAGATTTGTTGGGAGAACAAGCGCATGGTACCCTTGTCCCATTCCGGTCGCTCGCCGACCTTCATTAGCACTTTGCCACCGGAGCCGTTGTCAACATAGTTGGAAACATCTTTGAGATGGAAGGTGAAGAACACACAAGGCACAGCAAGACCGTGAAGTCGAGTCATAACTTGGCGGAACAATTGGTTGCGGGTGCGCCATTCCTTTTGGTTGAAGGAGTCGCCTTCTTCCTTGATAACACCCTTTCGGAGCAGAACATCAGTCATGGCGAACTCGCACCATTTCAAGAAAGTCGAACCACCGTCGAATACAATTCCGGCAATATCTTCTCCTTCCTTTGACTTGTCGGCAACAATGTTGACGAAGTAATTTACCTTGTCAATCAAGTTAGCGTAGTTGACGGTAGCATCGTCGTTGAAGATGCTGTCGTCACGCTCGTCAAGAAGTGGAAGGACTGTGATTTCATCATCACCTGCGTATGCGGAGTCGATGGTAGCCTTTGCCGAGTTGTCAACATCGAACACATAGATGTGACCCTTCGGCTTCACCTGTCGGCAAATACTGATGGCTGTACCGGTTTTGGCACAGTTCTCCTTGCCGATTAGTGCCATGCGTACAGGCACCGATTGTGCCGTGTTGTTCTCAAAAAGACCACGGTAGTAGTCCTTGTCAAATCCCGTTTTTGTGACGGTCGCTTCTGTTGTTTTAGTTCCCCAAGACATATTATTCCCTCCTGTTGTAGCCATATAAAGGTTGGCTTTGCCTATTGTTCGCCCACCAAAACGATTCGGTCGGTGAGTAGCATGAGCCGAGCAATTGATGCGGCGGCTTTGAGTGAGTTGACAAGCACGAGAGTAGCGTCGTACACATTAACAGTGTCTTGTGTTTCGATGTAGAACTCCGCCGTGTGCAAGTTCTTGTAGTAGTGCCTTTGTTGGAATAACTTCCTAATATCTGCGAGCGATTGCTCACTACCAGCGTTCTTGGTCAACACACGAACCGGTTCAAGGAGAACCTTCTCCCACCGCTCGTTGCGTGGACTTTCCGGTCGCTCGGTGACGGAAGTGCGTCGTGCGAGAGTCACGCCAGCACCGTGAACGGTGCCACCCTTCATGGCGAGTCGGGTAGCGTTGACAGCATCGTCAACCCTTTCCCTCGTTTCACGGATTTCAGCCTCGCTGAATCCTCCGATGTGAATGTTAGCAATCTTTGAATCCAAACGAGCAATACGAGTGAGTAGTTTTTCCTTTACAAAAGAATGGTCAGCCGCTTCCGCCTGTTTTCGCAAACCTGCGATGTGGTCGTTCAGCGTATTTACAGCCGAAGAGCCAGCAATAAGAACTGTTTCTGTTTCGTTAATTCTAATTGTGTCAGCAGTTCCGAGCATTCCTTTACCGGCAACAACATCGGCAACCGTATGCCCTTCTGCGTCGA